GAGACCGAGGGCCATGCCAACGACTTCTTCTTGATGCCCTACAACTCGGCCCCGAAGACGATCCTGAAGTTGAACGAGGACACGACCAAGGGCCTCAGCGGGGGCCAGCAGACCCTGTCGATCCTCGGTTCCTGGGGGTACACCGCCGACACGGTCAGCGTGACGACCTCCGACGCCATAGGGTCAACGACGGCTACGTCCGCATCGGTAACGTCTGCGGCTAGTCTCGGCCCCGCCCAGACGATCCTCATCGACTCCGAACAGCTATACGTCACGGCGATCAGCGGCAATACGCTCACGGTAGAGCGAGGAGTCAATGGATCAACGGCTGCGACTCATAGCGGAGGGGCATCCCTCTACCGGTATGACTACCCGGAGCTAGTCGTCCAGGCTTGCCTCGACCTGTCCAAGATCGTATTCCGAGACCGTGACCTGGGAGCCGTAACGACTATCGGTTCCGGCGAGGCGTCGATCACGTCCGCAGCCGGGGAGATCAACTCGATCCTGATGACCCTCGACCAGTACCAGGCGACCGGCACGTCCAACGGGGTGTTCTTCTGATGGCGACCCCGACGACAACGTTTAAAATGAACGGCCCCATGTTTGAAACTCCGACCCAGATCAGCCTCGGCTTTGCGGAGGCGGTCAATCGGGGCCTCCTTGACCTCGCGACTATCGAAGGGGCTAACCGAGTCAAGGAGCAACTCTACCCCGGTCACGGTCGCATCACCGCGAACTTGCGGAACCATATCGGGGCGTCCATCGTCCGCGACTACGTCTCCCAGGTTGACGCCGGGGAGGCGCGGTATGGTGCCAATCTGGTTTATTCAAGTTGGGTAGAGGGGATCAGCAAACGGAACAAGACCTCGGTCTTCAAGGGCTACGGGATGTTCCAGAACGCCTACGATCACATCAATAATAACCCCAAGCTTTACGAGGACTACATCGGTGACGCCTTAATTGAGGCGTTCAATTGAGCCGGTCGGGGGCATTGGCCCAGATCGACACGCTTCTCGCGGCGATCTCCGACCCGGCCTTCGTCGCGGTGCATCGCGGGGAGCCGCTGGCGATCGCAGGGACGCCGGTGCTGGCGTTCTGGCTGACGGGACGACGGAACGACTTTGAGACCCTGGGGGATATAGGGTCGCGGGTATCGGTCACGGTCCGGGCTTACTTTAGGATGCAGGACTCGGCAGACGTGCGGGAGAGCATCGAAGAGGAGGTCTGGGACGCCATGTACCAGATCGACAGCCAGCTCCGCTCGGACGCCGACCTGGGCGGCAACGTCACCGACTCCTCGGTCGGAGCCGCAACGGTCGGTTACACGAATATGAGCGGCGGGGTGTTCCGCACGGTGACCGTCCCATATGAGATGGAGCTTCTGGGCGAGGTCACGATCACGCCATAGGAGGCCCCAGGATGGCCGTAGAGCGATGTTTCGCAGGAGGTAGTGTATGGCTAAGGTTAACGGGCTGAACGTCCGGCTCTACGTCGAAGGGTATGACCTGTCGGGCGACGCGAACGCCCTGAGCGGGATGGGATATACGAACGAACTCCTCGACGTGACGACGCTCGACGTGTCGGCCCGCAAGCGGATCGTCGGGATTGTAGACGGCGAGGTCAGCGTCGATGCATTCTTCGACCCTGCATCTTCTCGTCAGCACGCTGTCTGGACATCGAACAGCGGCAAGCTCCCGACGGCTGACCAGGACGTTCTCGTCCCGATGGGTGCAGCGGTAGGCGATCCCTGCGTCGGTCTGATCTCCAAGCAAGGAACATATAGCACGACCCGTTCGCCTGGTTCTGCGATCTCGGCAAGCGCAACATTCACGGCTAACGCCTCTGGTCCTGATTTCGGTGTTATGCTGACCGCCCACGATGACACACATTCGTCGGCTGGTTCGGGAACGGTTGTTGATGGTGGCGCGGCAACGTCAAACGGCGGGGCCGCGTATCTCCAAATCTTCAGCCTTGCATCTGGCAGTGTCACGGTAAGTGTGCAAGAATCCACGTCTAGCGGCGGTTCGTATACAAACATAGTCAATTTCTCGACTGTCGCTGCTGCTGCCGCCCCGGCATCGGAAAGGTTGGTGATGACCGGCACAGTTGCGCGGTATCTGAAGGTGACAACGACGGGGACATTCAGCGACGCGAAGATTGCAGTGGGATTTACGCGACTATAGGAGGTCGAGATGGCAAAACAGACTGGGTTAGGCGACTACTTGGCTGTGGACGACAGCGGCGGGACGGCCAGAGACATCAGCAATGACATCGGGGATTACGGCATAAATATCGCGCAGGAGTTGGTCGAGACGACCGGCTTGGACAAGTCGGCGCGGGAGCGGATCACGGGCATGAGCGATGGAGACGTATCGCTCAACGGGTTCTTTAACGCGGCGTCGAACAAGAGCCATGACGTTTTCAAGACCCGCACCGGTACCCGGACGTTCGATCTGCGAGTCGGAGGCAACTCCTCAAGTAACCCGAAGCTGGCGATGGAGATGCAGGTGGCGAGTTATGCGATCACGCGGGGGTCGGACGGGGCGTTGACGTGGAGCGTAACGCTGAACCTCGCAGACGGTACGGTTCCCGCCTGGTCGACAGTTTAATGGTAGTTAGCACAAACGGAATCGCGCCCTTCGTCATCCAGCGACGGCGGGCGGTCCTCGTCTTCGCCCAGCCGGAGTATGAGGGCATCCGCATCGAGGCCCGGCTGGACGTTGACCTGCGGACGTTCCTCGACCTCCAGCAACTCGCGGGCGCGTCGGACAATAACCCGGAGGGTCTGCGTGCCGCGTTTACCATGTTCGGCGACGAGATTCTTGACGCCTGGAACTTGCAAGACGAGGACGGCAGGGTGCTGACAGCGGACGCGGCGGGCTTTCTATCTCTGCCGCCCGCGCTCGGCACGGCGATCCTCGGAGCCTGGAGCGAGGCCGCGACCACGGCGGGGGAAGCCTTAGCCTCGGCATAGCCCGCTGGAAGGCCGTCCGAGGCGGCACGTATCAGGACGGCAGGCCGGTCGTCAAGCCTGCCGAGTTAGAACTGGCCGAGATTGTGGACGGTATCTGTCAGCGGTATAGCTGTCTGCCGTCCCAGCTATTGGCCGAGGATGTAGGAATACTACGGATGCTGGCAATCGTGAGCGAAGGCAAAGTGGAGGACGAGCCGAGTGGCTAACACGGTCACGATAACGGTCGACGCCGACACCAAGAAGGCGGAAAAGAACGTCAAGGGCATGGGGACGAAGTTCAAGTCTGCCATGAAGGGCGTTGCTATGGCGGCTGGCGGGCTGACGCTGGCCGCTGGAGCGGCGGCTAAACTGGGCCAGGAGTACCAGGAAGCCACGAATACAATCGCCGCTGGTACAGGCGCAACCGGGGAGCAACTGGAAGGGCTGACCCAGTCGTTCCAGGATGTCTGGGCGACCGTCCCACAGGACGCGGCAACGGTCTCGTCCGCAATCGCTGACGTTAATACCGAATTGGGGCTGGAGGGGGAGGAGCTTGAGGCCGTTACGAAAAGCTTCCTCGATGCATCGCGAGTCATGGGCGAAGATGTCAACCCGCTAATCAAAGCTGTTACTGATAGCCTGATCGCCTTCGGCGAGGACACAGGTGGAGCGGAAATATCGCTCGACAGGCTGATGGTCGCGTCCCAGGCTGTCGGGGTTCCGATGACCCAGCTCGCGGATACAGTTGTAAAATTTGGCCCACAACTTGCCACGATGGGGCTGAATGTCGACGAGGCGACTGCCCTCGTTGCAAACATGGAAGCGGCAGGGCTATCGGCCTCCAAGATGATGCCAGGACTGAACACCGCCGTGAAGAAGTTGGCCGATGAAGGGGTCACAGATATTCGCGGTGGTTTGAAGGACATGATCAATAGTATTGAGAACGCAGAAAGCGAAAGCGAGGCTCTCGCCATCGCGACCGATGCGTTCGGAGCAGGTGCAGGTATCCGGTTTAAGGATGCCATAGACAAGGGTGTATTCTCCCTGGAAGACATGATTGGTGCGATGGAGTCAGGCGACGGCAAAGTCGCAGAATTGGCAGCATCTACTTTGACGATGTCGGACAAATTCGACATTATGAAGAACAAGGTCAAGGGCGCACTGGCTCCCGTCGGAAACTTCGCCACGGCCCTCGGTCCGATGGTGATAATGATTCCGGCCCTGACGACCGGCATCTCCGCGATGGCATCGTCGCAGGTTATAGCGACGGCTGCGACATGGCTCCAGACGGCGGCAATGACGGCTCTGAATTTCGCTATGGGACCTGTCGGGTTAATCATCATCGGCGTGGCCCTGGCAATCGCTGGAATTGTCCTCGCAATTAAGAACTGGGACAAGGTGACCGCTGCATTCTCCAAGGTCTGGGATACCGTCTGGGGTACGATCAAACGAGTATTCGAGCCGGTCGTCAAGTTCATCAAGGGCGTGATCGACGGGCCGTTCGGCTGGCTCCTCCCCGGTGGCGTGTTTATCAAGGCGTTGCTCTTCCTGAAAGACAACTGGGACACGATCTGGAACGGGATGAAGACCACGGTCAGCCTCGTCGTCGACGGGATCAAGGGGTACGTTAACCTGTTGATCTCAGCGTTGAATCTGATGATCCGAGGCGCAAACAAGATCAGCATCACGGTGCCGTCATGGGTGCCGAAGATCGGCGGCAAGGGCTTCTCGCTCAACATCCCAGAGATACCGTCGTTGGCGGCGGGCGGTATCGTGACGAAGCCGACCCTGGCAATGCTCGGAGAAGCTGGCCCGGAGGCCGTCGTCCCGCTGGGGTCGCGTGGGGCTTCGGGTGGTATCACGATTAACATCCTCGGCCCGACGTATGGCTTCGATGATTTCGAGCGGAAGGTTGGCTCGGCAATCCGGGACGGCGTCCGACGTGGTGGCTATTCGGGTATACTAGCGACGGCATAGGGGTGGGCATATGGCGAACGAACTGAAACACGGCTCAGTCGGAACGGAGTTAACGCAGGCCGAGTGGGAGGCGGTCGGGGCGCACGTCGTCGCGAATCAGGCCGTGGGCGATATTATTTATGCGGACACGACCTCCCAGCTACTTAGGCTCGGAATCGGCTCGACGGACGATGTGCTGCGGGTTACCGGGGGCAAACCAGACTGGCAGGCGACGAGCTTCATAACATCGCTCGGAACCATCGCGACGGGGGTCTGGCAGGGCACGGATGTCGGCGTGGCGTATGGCGGCACGGGCGCGTCCACGCTGACCGATGGCGGGGTGCTGCTAGGGTCTGGTACTAATGCCATCACCGCAATGGCGGTCCTTACCGACGGCCAGATGATCGTGGGCAACGGCTCCACCGACCCCGTCGCTGAGAGCGGAGCAACCCTGAGAACGTCCATCGGAGTCGGGACAGGGGATAGCCCCGCGTTCTCAGACCTGCTGCTCGGCGACGGCGGCGTCCTGAATTTTAACAGCGGCGACGTAACCCTGACCCACTCTTCGGGTGCGTTGGCTATCGACGGGGACGGCGCGGTGGCCGTGTCATTCGGAACCGGGACGACGGTAGCCGTCAACGATACAACTGCCTCGTCGTCTCCGACCTCCGGTGCCCTAGTGGTCGCCGGTGGCCTGGGGGTCACCGAGGATATTTATATGGCGGGAGAGAATTTTGTCACGTATTCGGCGAACGCCGGTGGCAACCAGACGGTAATGATACAAAACACTAGCACCGCGGCTAATAGCAACGCCTTGTTGCATATGCTGATCAACGGCACCGATACAAGTTCCGATATACGAATTCAGTTGCAGCGACAGGTTGGCACTGATATCACCTGGTCGTTCGGCATGGACAACAGCAACTCGCAGGGGATGGTTTGGTCCTCTGGGGGGGCATTGGGCACCAACGACCGGATGCGGTTGGCGATTTTGACGGGAGTCCTGAGCGTAGATGGTGACGGTGGCGGTTCTGACGACCCGGTGGCTCTCTTTGACTCCTACGATGACGCGGCACTCGCTGAGAGCTTTGCATACGCTCACCCTATGGCTCCTGAGATGGGGCTAGTCTCACGCGATCAGTGGGAGGCGAACCGCGCACTGATGGTAGAGCTTGGCGTCGCCGAGTGGGCCGAGCAGGAGGGCGGTCCCGACCGCCTGATGTACAACATCCAGCCGATGATGCGGATGTTGGCCGGCGGCATCTACCAGACGCGGGCGCAATTGGTCGAAGAGGTCACGAGCCTCCGCCGGGAACTGGCCGAAGTAGATAGTAAACTGAAAGCGATAGGAGTCTGATATGGCACTTGACCTGGGGCTACTAGAGGCAAACGCGCAAATTGCCAACGACCACGCAAGCACGACTCTCGTAGCTATCCGCAAACTTCGAGCCAACGCAGTTGCGGGCATAGAATACACGGTAGGGCAGCAAACGGCCCTGCGGAATGAGGTCGATACAGATGCTCGCCTTACACAGACGGCGATAAATGCCGTCGTGGCCCATCTGGACGCGAACTGATGCGACGGGAAGAGGTATAGATGGCAGCAGTAGCAGGATTCACGGTCACCGCCGAGGTGCTGGCGGCCTATGCGTTCCATCAGGGGATGGACGTATCTGACGTTAGCGATGCCGATGTCCGCACCTACGCACTGGCGCAGGTGGAGCAGTTAGTCCGGGACTATCGGACTAGCATCCGAGACGCTGCAAATCCGGTAGACACTACGGAGGCACTTTCATAATGGAGGAAGGTATCACGCTGCCGGATATCGAGAGCCTGATGGCCCAGAACCCGCTGGCCGGGGAGCAACTGCGGCGGATCATAGCAGAGCGGCATCGGGTCGAGTTGCAGGCCGAGCTTGATGCACTGAAAGCCACGTCTAACGGGGTCGGCACCGAGGCCGATGTGGCTATCACAACGTCCTAATGGCTGGATCTTATACCGTCCTCGTCGATTGGAACAACGACGGGGACTTCGCCGATGCCAACGACGACATCACGTCCGATGTTCTCGACCTGTCGTGGGAGCGGGGCCGGGATTATGCCTCGCAGTTACAAGGCCATTCGGTCGCCGGTATGCTGACCGCGACGCTGATAAACACCGGCGGCAAGTACTCCCCGTCTAATACATCCTCAGCCCTGACAGGCGACATCCTCCCCGGTCGGACGTTACAGGTGCAGGCCGGGTCGGGGTCGTTCCCCTACACGTTCCCGATTGCATTCAATGACGGCGTTCGGTGGCAGGGTAAGCTCGACCGGATACTCCCTGCACCGGCAGCGGAGGGCGTGAAGACCGCGACCCTGACCGCCTTCGGCACGCTGGGATTCTTGAACCAGTTCGAGACCCAGTTAGCCTCCCAGACCAACCGGCGCACCGATCAAGCGATAGGGGATATCCTCGACGACGTGGGCTGGGATTCCGCCGATGATCGCGACCTCGATACCGGCAAGACAACGATCTCCCGGTTCTGGATATCCGGCAAGAAAACAATTGACGCCCTCCGGCTCGTCGAGGAGGCCGAGGCTGGATTCCTGAAGGAAAGCAAAACGGGGCAGATTGCATTCGAGAACCGGCATCACCGGATCACGCAGACGGCATCCACGACCTCGCAGGCTACGTTCAGCGATGCCGACGGGGCGACTCACACGTATGTCGAGGTCGGCCAGGACGACCCGCTCGGCACGATTATAAATCACGTCGAGGCGACGGCCCGAACTTTTGATACGGCCTCGGTCGCTGTACTCTGGACGCATCCAGAGACCGGCTCGGCATCGCCGACCCTGGCACCGGGCGAATCGAAGACATTTGAGGCCGAGTACCCAAATCCTGACGCCGGGAATAGTGCGATGGAAGTCGACGCCTGGACGACTCCGGCGGCAACGACCGACTTCTTGCTCAATGCGGCCTCCGACGGCACCGGGACGAACCTGACCGGTGACATCACCGTGACCCAGAGCAAGACGGCGGAGCGGATGGCGATCACGCTAACCAACTCAGTGACCGGGTCGGATGGGTATCTGACAAAGCTCCAGGCGCGAGGGACGGCGGTCTCGACAAAGAATCCTTGCATCGTCCGGGCCATTGACACGACCTCGCAGGGCATCTACGGGGAACGGAAGCACGTCGCGAAGACCAAGTTCATCCCGACGACGAGCGAGGCCCAGGACTGGTGCAATTACCAGGTCTCGCTTTTCGGGTCGCCGACGAATATCCTGACGATGGTGATCCCGGCCTCGACTGCCGGCAATATCGGCCAGGCTCTATCCCGCGACCTGTCCGACCGGATCACGGTCACGGCTACCAACGATGCGAAGCTGGGAATCAGCGAGGACTTCTTCGTCGAGTCCGAGCAGCATCAGGTGTCGGCGGGAGGCCAGGAGCATACGACCATCTGGCAACTATCGCCCGCCTCCGGCGGCTATAGCCAGTTCTGGGTTCTGGGCGTCGGCGTCCTCGGCACCTCGACGGTTCCGGCGTTCTAAGGAGTTTCGGGGGGAGTTTCGGAGACGGTCAGGGGAGTTTCGGGGGATATTCGGAGACGGCAGGAGCCAAATGGCCTGGACAACGCCGAAAAGCTGGACGAGTAGCATGGTGACTGCCGCGATCCTCAACGCCCAGATCAAGGCGAACAGCGACAGCCTTTCGGCCCATGCCCATAGTGGGGCGGCGGGCAACGGTTCCGCGACGCTCTCCGGCGTGTCTCTGGCGGCCCTAGCGGTGCCGGTGCTAGCCGACCAGTCGGGCAACCCATCGACGGCTGGGAGGATTCAGCGCAACGGTAACAATCTTGTATACTATGGGGCCGCGCTCATCGGCCTCTACGCTGACGCGGTAGCGGGGACGGCCTCCCTGCGGACGCTGGGCACCGGGTCGACGCAGGCGGCAGCGGGGAATCATACGCACTAATGGGCATGACGACGGTAACAGCAAGGCCGATGATCCAGCAGGCGAGGCGACAGCCACCGCCCCGGCTGCTATGGCTGTCTAGGATCGTGAGCAAGGGATTCCCCTACGAGTTCCCATTCAGGTTCGCGGCTCAGTAGGAGGGGTACATGGCGTGGACGACTCCGAGGGATTGGACAGGTATTAGCAACGATATCGTGACGGCGGCGATGTTGAATGTCGATGTGAGGGACAACCTCAACGTCCTTTCAACTCATACCCACACCGGAGCCGCAGGGCAGGGTGGCGCGTCTATGTCTGGCCTGACCCTCACGGCCCTGGCGACTCTGACGTTCGCGGATCAAAGCGCGAATCCCGACGCTGCCGGGGAGCTTCAGCGAAACGGCAACGATCTCCTCTGGTACGGGTCGTCTGTGGTGAACCTGACGGCGGCGGACGCCTCCGCCGGAACTGCTAGCCTCCGATCACTCGGCACTACCTCCGTGAAGGCGGCGGCGGGAAACCACACACATACCCCAGCCAGTGAGGCGGCCAGCGAGGCTTATGGCAGGGTTACTGCGCCCGACTCCGAGACGACAATCGCGACCCTAACCGCAACCCCTGGATCGGCCACGCCTCGGTCCTGGGCTATATTCGGCGCGGCGCGTGCTGAGCAATTAGCGAACACGTATACATTCAAGCTATACTTCAACGCGACCCTCCTCGAAACTGTTACAGGCTCGACCCTTGGGGCGTTCAAAGACCTGTCGGGATTCTCAGCCGGTGTCGCGGTCTCGGCCCATACCGTAAAAGTTACGGCAGAGCGCACGGCTGGGAGCGGGGATTATTACGTCCAGGCGGTGGTTGGGTTCCGGGAGGTGTCGGGATAAATCGTCCAGGCCCATTGGAGGCCCTCGACGCTAGGATTGCCCTGCACGTACTGCCCATGCTCAAAGACATCACCCGCAGGGTCTCGGCATTGGCCGTCCTAGCCTGGTGCCAGGTCATACTCCTGCTCGGGATGATAATCCTGCTCGGGCTATTCGTCATCCTAAGATGATCAGAATACCGAACCCACTGCCGGGACTATGGGCCGGGCTGTGCGCCCAGGGCCGTCTCCTGAGAGCCTCCCCGGTCGGCTTCTACCGTGCGATGGCCCGACGCCGGGACTGGGTCGTGGCAAAGGCGGCGTATCTCCAGGACGAATCGGGCAAGTGGAGGGCAGTATTTGCCGTAGCTAAAATGCCATATACGGCCCTTCGCGCCTGCGGATTGAACCCACAGGCGGCGGCGGCTTTTCTGGTGGCTGGCTCCACGGTTGGCGGCGGCGTTGTCATCAACGAGACGATCCTGGCCGAGAGGTCGTTCGGTCGAGGGGACAGCGGCGTCTATTCTGCACCGGCTGACGTCCCTACCAGCTATAGTGAATCTGATAACACGCTAAGAGTGGACCTCGGCAGTACGCCAGTGGGCGAAATCGTCATTGAAAATATCACAATCGGCACCGCTTTCGCCGGGTCGACCCTGCCATCGGGACACACCAACGTCATCAGGGTGGGCGGGACTGCGGCCTCGTCAGGATTCACGGCGACTTGGCTTGAAGTGGGCCATCTGATTATTGACCGGTGGAGATGTACGACGTTCTCCATGTCTGACATCGAGGCACATACGCTTAATATCCGCTACAACACCTCGGACGGCCAGTCTATCTCTCCGGTCGCAGGGACGCCCAGAGCCAGGGCAATCGGTGGCGGGAACCGAGCCGATTCGATGGTGACATCTGGGGGAACCTACGACATGGTCGTCATCGGGGCACCGACCTCAAACGTCAACGGGAC